GCCATCATTTTTGAGTTAAATGCCGAGAATTTCAGCTTTAGCTCTGCCGGTTCCTGCGTTGATGCCACAGCGGTTACCTGTCCCTCGGTTGCCCGATCCTTCGAGATTTGCGTAATCACTTTTGCTTTAGGCGTGACATTAAAATCGATCACCCCCGGCACTTGTTTCAGGCCCTGGGATACACCATTGATTTTGGTATTAATATAGACGGTGCCTTTGATCTGTAGTGCGCCAGTTACTTCAGTCATAATTATTTAACTCCAGCTGATTTAGGCGCTACAACGCCACGGTTGCGCAACCAGTTAGCTTGCGCCTCGGTTACGTTGATTTTGTCGCCCAGCTTGCAGGGCTGGCCACCGTGCGTATGTGGCATTAATAGCGTCACCTCAATGGTGGTCGCGGGTTTTTCGGGTAGTTCAGCCATGGGGCCACTCCTGATGATTAATGGATTGTTGAATTTCACAGCGGCACGGCGCTGCCGGTGGTGATGACTTTCGTTGAAAACAGCGCTGGAAGATGTGCAAACCCGTTATCGTCCGTGGCGCGGTAGGGGGATTTTTGCCGGTACAACTCGCCGTGATCCGGCGATAATAGGAATCCTTGCAACGCAACCAACGCGTTCAGAAGAATCAGCCCGGCATCCTGCCGGGCTGAATTACCGGCATCAGCAACATTTTTCGCGGACACAATGATTAGCCAGAATTGCTCACTGCTTTGAACCTTGCCGCGCTGAGACTGGCCGCCTTGACCAACGACAGGCACATCATCAAAAAAAATCACATTGACCGAGCCGTCCAGGGCATTTTTAGTCACCCACGCAGGAGATGGCGCAGGGCGGATTTTATTCGCGTCGGCAACCCGCTCATCAACCAGACGCTGAATAATCAGCCCGGATGCAGAGAGAAAATTACCGAGCACAACGCGGCTCGCCGCAAAGGCGTATAGCGCCTCTGCTTAAGTAAGATTGATTAGAGATATTATAAAATTTCATGCTGCCAGTTTATGGCAGCCATTAGGCGGGCGGTATCCGAAGTGCTTCGGAAGCCCTTGAAAAAGCGAGCGACATTGAAAAGGGGCGCACTGCGCCCCAACTGATTAGTGCCGTAGGTCGGGTTAGCGTAGCGTAACCCGACATTTGCTGCTTCTAACGAGGTGCATAAGCCGTGAAATGTTTCACGGCCTGCGAGGGATAAGCCTTTTTATAGGCTATGACAAACCCGATAAGTACGCAAAGCTTTTTTTAAAATAGAGACGCTTGAAGTCGGTGCAGCGTGACGGGGTTTGCAACCCCGTTACTCACGTTTTGTAAGCCGACGTATTTAAACGTTTCAGACGGGGTTGCAAACCCCGTCCGGCTTGGAAGCCGCAGCGTAACCCAATATTTGCTGCTTCGATGTGTCGGGTTACGCTACATGGCTAAACGGGCTGGTTAAAATTGAATACCAGCGCGGGAATATTAACGGTATTACCCGTTGTGACAGCCTGATTGGTGGTTTCATCAGTGACTGCCAGCACTTTGCTACTGGCGTCATCCAGCAGCGCGAAATGGAGATCATCAGTCCCTGTACTGGTCGCTGTTGCCGTAGGGGCTTTAGCGGTTAATGTGACTTTACGCCCAAGGGTGCCCTGATCGGCCAAGGTAAATTCGCCTGACGAAATTGCCGCTGCGGCAACGATATTGCCGGTTACAGTCGCGTAGGAATCACCGGCCGTATAATTCTTGATTAGCGCTACGCGTTGGGTGTTGGTTTTAATCCTCGACAGACCGTTGTCCAGCACATCGGGATGATGATATTTGCTCATGGTTACCTCGTTATGTAATTGTGATTGCGTTAGTATCAGCCGTTGGGGTCATCGTAGACGCAGTGCCGACCAGCTGTTGTATTTGAGTGATGACATTTGTATCGGCCGTCGGCGTCATCAAGGTCTCAGCCGACTGCATACTCAATAGAGTCCCTGGCGTGTAATAGCTGTTTAAATTAACCGGGACTCCTGCGGAGGCCAGCGTTGCGCCGTTTAGGTCGATGGCGGCCGTTACCTCTCCAAAATCTGTCGCCTGGACGACATATTCATATTCCCATGATGTAGACGTAGCCGCTGATTGGCTAAGCAGGTATGTATTGGCACCGATAGTGACTGATAACTTCGGCGGACCGTTCGTCACGGTAACTGGATCCAGCATCTGCACAGCAAAATACAGTACGCTACCGGCTCCATTAAGGCTATGAATAGCGGCAGGCACATTAACGACAGATGGCGCTACAACGACATCATCGTATGTAGCCCGTATAATGTGCTGCAGCCCGGTGCTGCGCATACTCGGCAATGCAAACGTATTAACGCCGTCACCGCCATAACTATTACCCAGCACGGCAAACAGGTCAGGATAAGCACTAACAGATAATAACTGTGCCTGGCAAATTGCGAAACCGTTTGGAACTGTGCTAACTGGCCAGAGATACATCACCCCCACCATTGCTCCCAATCCCAGATTAGCGCGAGCCTCGGCCGCAGTCGTACCACCGGTGCCGCCCTCAGTAATCTTAACAGCCCTGTCCAGCGACTTTAAAACAGGGATACCCATGCTAAGCCTGGACTGTTACACGCATAGAGTTAAGCGCCGGTGCTGCGTCGAACAGCACCGTGACCGAATTCGTCCCGGTATGCTGCACTTCGGCAATTACCTGTCGCTTACTGCCCCCCACTTCACGAATATAGACCTGAACATCATCGGTGCCTAAATTATGCGTCACGGCAATGCTGGTAGCTGAGGCATCACCGATAGTGGTTGAGTAGCGCTTGGCACGGCCTGCATAGGTCGCCAATTTAAGCGGAGTCACAAAGCGAGCGTCATCCGTTCCGGTATCAGTCTCAGTCTGTGTCGCTATTTCGGCGATACCCGGCGTCGATTCACTGGCGCTGGGGGAGGCGGTACCGAAATCCGTCCAAATCACATCATTGGTATCGATAGTGCCGTTTACCTGAGTTTGTCGATAAGTCACCCCGGCGTCAGTACCTTCATCAACTGTCGTGACAGCCGACTCCAGATCAGCAAACGCAGCGGCGTCGGCAGCACGGGTCAACGGTGTAGCCGCACCGTTCCAAATATAGATGCCGTTTTCAGCGACGGTCGTTTGAGCTTTTACCAGCACCCGGTCATTGATCGACATCGTAATGCCGTCAATGGTTGCGCCTGGCGAGGCAATGGTTACATCGACCTGAGATGCAACTCTAACGTTGTCTTTCCAGGCGACATTGGCAACAGCCGCATTAAGCTGCTCATAGGTTACCGGTTGACCCGCCGCTACTGCAGCAGCAAGGTTGGTGAGGCGATTGGCCCCACCCAAATCAAGAATGGCGTTAACTAAAAGGGACATTGTTTTTCCTTAAATTGCGATTGCGTAACCGGCTATCGGAGTATCGAAGGCGGCAATTGATTGGTTTGCATTGATGTTTGTGACCTGACCTATAATCTGAGCACCTCCGGTGGTATAGAGTGATACGAACGCATGACGGCCGAAATTGTGATTAATCGTCCAGGTTACTGATGCGGCGGATTGTTGATGCTCATAGAACGAGCCGCTAAGACCGGGCGTACCGACCAACGATGCCAACCATTCCACTTCAGTACCGAAAAATCCATTAGCTACTGCCGAATGATACGCACTGAGTCCAGGCGGCCCCGGAAATCCGGTTTCGACGATAACGACATCCGGGCCGCTAACCTCGACAACCACGTTATCAACCATAGGATTGATCCTCCATCACCGCCACGACGTTGGACTCATACGTAGCCACCACGCCATCCGGGTAAGTCACCTCCAAATCAAATCGATAACTGCCCGCCGCCCAGGTTGCCGTTGATGCCGCCGCAACCGTCAGCGCCAGAGCCCCTGACAACGGCTCGACAACAATATCGCCGTTTGCCGTCGACGCCGCGTAAATCAAGCTCTTGGCATTATTACGCACATACAGACGCGCCGTTGCGCCGGTTAAATCGATGGGTTGCTGCGTAAGCTTGTTTTTAAAAACCCAGCCGCGCTGCCACGTATCGCCTCGAAATAGCTTTACTGCGGCCATTAATAATCAGCCAATGTGTCGCGGGTAAACATCCGGTCAGCATCGGTTTTGGTAAATTCAACATCACCAGCACCGCTGGCTGTAGGAACAGATAAACTGCCTAAATCCAGATCAACCAAGCCTTTGACATACGCGTCGAGTTTTTTAATCGCTCGCTCAAAAGCCTCTTTGACCGGATCGGGAGCAGCGTTGACGTGTAGAAAAAACCGGGTTATATCCACCCCGATAGCCAGCAAATCAGCTGATGAACTGGCTATCGGCACTGCCCAGCCCTTCGCTCGCAATCGCTGATTGATTTCCGCATCCGATTTGACAATAGCAGCGTCCAGGATAGTTTCATCAACCACACCAGCGCCCTGGCGATCAGTCAGCTGGATCAGTTCCGTCTCGCCAAATGCGGTAATTAAATCGACTAATGAGCAGTAAGGCATAGGAATCCTGATGCATTAATAAATTACGGGGAAATGTTGGGCTGGAAAGACCCGCCCAACCTACGGGACTATTTTTTCGGCTTTTCTGCTGCAGTTTGCGGTGCTACAGTTTTAGCGATGACAGCACCGATAGTGCTATCGGCAGCAGCATCGTCAGCATCACCAGTACCGGAGGCCTCCGCAACCGCCTCAATCACCCCGCTGGCCAGCAATGCGGATAATTGATTTTTCGAGAAATCATCCATATCCAGCGCATCGCCCGCTTTATAGCTGACGCCGTTGTGACGGATAGCGTCCATCGCTTTATAGCCAGTCATCATGACGCCACCGCGCTATGAAAGTGATAACCGGCCTCTTTGGCGATAACCAATTCTTTGAGCTGCTCAACTACTTTGACTACCTGACCGCCTTTAACACCTTTGCTATCATCTTGCCGGGTGCTAGTGGTACGGTTACCAAACTCTGCTGTCAGCGCAAAAAACGGCTCAACAAATCCTTGCACAGACTGCACGTCGCGGGAGACGTTCAAAAACGACGCATGATTACCCCAGAGCGGAGTCCTATTTGCCGCCTGCCCCTTTTTCGCCGTATTGGCGAAAGTTTCGCCAATATGGATTTCGTCCAACTCCAACAAATCCGCTACCGCCTGTTTGGTCAAAACACCCTTAGCCGCCGTGCCCCCAGTACCGATGGTGCGATTCAAACACATCGCCACTGCCTCGGGATGGGTACGTAAAAAGCGCCAGACTCGGAGATTGAACACCGCCATATTAGGCCGTACTACCATATTGTCGAACACTTCAAGAATTTGAGTAATCGGCGTCGAATTAGTGTGATCAGACCACTGGTCGGTACCGCTCAGCGTAGTGCGTAGTGTTGCATCATAGGAGTTTAAATCCTGATACAGCGTAGCAACCCGGCGCTCACGACTGAGTGAAACTAAATTAGACAATCCAATCGTCGCAACACTGAACGGGTCGAAATTAGCCCCGGCCGCACGCGCCGTATCAACGTCCTTTTTCGGGATAAAATCCTCAAGCCCCCAATCTTCAGTGCTGGCAGGCAAATCTTTCGCTCCGAACTCAACTTCGTTTGCTGACGATTTGCGGCCAATATGGGTATCGACTTCAGTAAACAGCGCATCGGAATCGAGCACCGTGTACAGAAACAACTCCGCCGGAACCGGCACCCGAGGGCAAACCAGATCGGCAATCATATTTCTCGGCGATGTCGCTAATGCGATCTGCGACAGCCGCGCTTGTACTTCAAATGGATATTGATTAGCCATGATAACCCTCTTAACCTTGCATTACGCTGGGCGCGATACGCATCCAGATAATATCGTTTAAAACGCCGGATACAGTCGCGTATCCGATAATTTGCACATTGACGCCCGTCGCCGGTGCCGCCGCGACCGCCAGACCATTAGCATCAGATGTCAAGCGTTCGCCGCGCGTCACTGTGCCGCCCAGGCGGACCTCGACAAAATCATCTAACACAATGTCGATACGGTCGCCCAGCGCCGCACCGATATTGCCGTTACCGCCGATGATTAAATCAGTCGGCCCGGCTGCGGGGACAACCACCCCGTCGGCAGCACCGTATTTAATCAGCAGGTACAGGTCAATCGCCGCACCGGCACCGTAATTTATTGAATCGCCTGTTCTCATGATTTCACCTGATCCAGATTTTGATTAACCGCATCAACCGCATCGGCAATGCTGATATTGCTGCCGAATTCCAGTTGCTTGTTGCGATAAGCCACCGCGCGGTTGGCTACCTGTTTATCACTGACAGATTTAGCGCCTGCCCCGGCATCGGCTCCGGCGACCTCGCCAAACTCAACCTGTTTCGGCAGTTTGGCCAAGAACTCGTTTTTAAACCAATCCATGCCGGGCGTTTTAATCTTGGCATCACCCTCACCGAACTCGATCGTATCAGAGGGCTTTTCCGCTGCCATAAAAGCAACTAAACCGTCTTTATCGCGCGGCAATATTTTCCCACCGGCAACCAACGTCTCGACATATGTCGATAGACCGCTCAATTTAGTGGCGAATTCGACTTGCGCCAGTGTTGCCTCGCGCTCGCCGAATTCAGCCTGCTTAGCGGCCAGCGCATCAGCATCCGCTTTAATTTGCGTTTGTTGCGCCTGTAACGCCCGCTCCTGTTTATTCAGCTCCGCTACTTTAGCGGCAATTTGCTCCGGGGTCATTGTGTCTCCTGGGTTAGTGGGTTGTTTAGTATCGGCAGCGGAGATGTCGTCGCCGGTTGGATCGGACTCGCCGAATTCGATGATGATAGCGTCGTCGCCGTCGGCAAATTGCGGCGCAGCAAGGCCCGCAACCGCAGGCGGATGCGCACCCAGAAAACCGATGTGGCGTAAGTAATACACGCCGGGTACAGGGTTGTTTGGACTTTGTGGGTGATAAAACGCGGCGGATATTTTCGGAAACAGCTTATCGTTGACCATCTTCCCGAACGCAGGATAAACATCACGCGGCACCGCGGACAAAATGCCATCGGCAAATTGCAGCGATTGCGTCCAGCCGAAGGCCGGATCATCGGTTTTGGGGTGACCGACAACCAGCGGCGCATCTTTCAACGCCGGATCGTAGGCCGCAGCCGTAGCGGCAATATCGGCTTCGGAAAACGACAAGGCCTCGCCGCCCATAGTGACATGGGTGCCGGGTTTGAAAATCTGGATGAGGTTATTTTTTTTCATGGCGCTAGTTTAGCGGCCATGATTTAGCAGAAGTATCCGAAGTGCTTCGGAAGGTGGATTTATAAGAGAGTCTTTACACTATAGCAAAATACAACCGCCGCAACCAACGTAAATGATTGTTCCAGACATTTATAAACGCGCTGACGGGGCGTTTAGTATTTTAATGATTGAGAGTTGGCGTAAAGGCCGTTTTTGCAGCTGTACGCGTTTTTACGTAGGTTTGAATGCGTAGGCAGCTTTAACCATTAAAACCCAGTCATGTAGGGTACGCTGCGCGTACCTTATCAACTGCAATGTTGGCGTAAAGCGGTACGCGCAGCGTACCCTACA